GAACGGTCACGTTCACTCGTCCGATCACGAGTGCTCGACTTGCTTCCCGACGACTCAATACAACTGGCTCCCGCAGCTCTCCGGCCTGTCGGCCGAGGAAATGGTCGCCGTGATGGGCGACACCGCTTGCACCGTTTGTTACCCCGACGCGCCCGTGATGAAGGGCTACGGCGACGGTTCGAGCTTCGTCGCGAAGGCATCGGCCGCTGAGAAGAAGGCGAAGGCCGACGCGAAGGCCGCGAAGAAGGCGGAGAAGGAAGCGAAGAAGGTGTTCGACCCGGAGACCGGCGCGCTCATGTTCAAGACCGACCGCGCCGCGATGAACGAGTTTCTTCATCAGCTCTCGAACGCCGCGCACACGGGGACGTGGGAGTCGCAGCCGCGCGACATCGAGCACGCCGCCCACCTCGCGAAGATCCGCCGCGAGGAGTTCGGCGCGGCCCACTTCATCGCCTACGCGATCGCGACGAAGGAAGGCCGGGACCTCGGCGAGCTGATCGAGGAGGGCGTGAAGAAGACGAACAAGAAGTCGAACCGCGAGGGCTTCGGCGTGGCGATCACCGCGGACGAGGTTCGGGTGATCCCGCCCTTCCGAAAGGACCGATGGTAATTCGACGGCTCGGGGGTTGACGCCGCCCCCGGGGCTCCTGTAGATTCCCACTCGTCGCAACGAAGCGGCCCACACCGAAGGGAACCAAGACATGCAGAGCAAAACCGGAGAGACTCTCGTTTGGCACCGACGCACCGACAACGCCGCACGGCTCCGAAAGAATGCGAGCCTCGAAGCGACGGCCGAGGCGCTCGTCGCCGACGCCGCTTCGGCGGCGAAAAACCGGTCCGACTTCGTGACGTGGGACCGCGAGAACTACGACCTTTCCGAGGCGGCCAACCGGTCCTCGACGAGGAGCGCGCTCTACGACAAAGCCGTCGTGCTTGCCGCTGGCGCGTATCACGTCGCGAAACACGCGGGGGTCGAGCTTCCGCCGTGCGTCAAAGCCATTACCCGCCACGAGCGGGGCTACTAGGTCACCCCCTGAGCTAGACTCGGGGGTATGGCGACCCCCACGGAACGACGCCGCGCGGCGCTCGACACGAACGCGAAACTTCGATTCGAGCGCCGCTTCCGACCGAAGGTCCGGAAAGCGCAGGACGACACCGTTCGAGCGGTGACCCGCGCGTTCAACACGACGGGGAGACTCCCCGACGTCGCGGCGATCGAAGCCGCCCACTTCCGCGACATCCTCCGCGAACACTACGAGGAAGTCGGGGACGTCTTCAATCATCGAGTCGGGGATCAGCTCCCCGAAGACGTCAAGCCGCGCGCCGACGAGGTCGCGGTCGTCGCGGCGTTGCTCGCCGAAATCTTCGACGAGCGCGCGCCCCTCCAGGCGGAGCGGATCGGCGGCGTTACCGCGCGCAACGCGAAGAAGGCCGAGGAAGTCGCGAAGCGCGAGAAGTCGCGGATCGAGCGCGAGGAGCCCGGCCGGATCGTGTCGAGGCTCGAAGTCGCCGCGACGATCGGCGGTCTTCTGTCGCGTTCGCAGACACGGCGCCGAACCGGGATCACCTCCTACGAGACGCAGGTCCCCGCCGAACTCGCGAAGAACCAAGAAGCGCGCGTTCTCCTCGGCGACGAGACCCCCGCCACGCAACCCGCCGAAGAGACCCCCGCGGCTCATGAGTGGGTGACGCAGGGCGACGACAAAGTCCGCGTGAAGCCGGTCGGGGGTCACCTCGCGGCCGACTCGCAACGGGTGAAGATCGGCGACCCCTTCCACGTCGGGGGCGAGGAACTCCTGTACCCGGGGGACCGCTCCCTCGGCGCGACGGCCGCGAACGTGATGAACTGTCGGTGTAGCGCCGTCGCGAGCGTTGACGAGATCACGAACGAGCGCCGACTCCAGGCGGAGCAAGAGGGCCGCGACCGACAGGACCGCGAGCGGGTCGCGCGAGGGAAGCTCCCGAACCGTCACGTCGTCCCGCCCCCGCCCGATCAACAAACCTTCGATACGGGTCCGGTGGGACGCCGCCCCTTCAGCACCGACGCCCCCGGCGACGACGTGATCGACCTCGGGCGGAGCCCCAACTTCGACGCCGACAACTCGTTCGACAAGTGGACCGGGTCGGGCGGCGAGTTCCTCCCCGGGCGGCGGCAACTTCACGACGAGATCGTCCGCGAGTTCCTCGACGGCGCCGAGGCGAAGTCGAAGCCGACGCTCCATATGGTCGGCGGCGGGACCGCGGCCGGGAAGGGGACGACCCTATCGTCGGGCCGGGTGATGCTCCCGACGAAGGCCGTCACGATCGACGCCGACGAGGTGAAGTTCAAGCTCCCCGAAATGAAGGCGGCGATCCGGCACAAAGACCCGACCGGCGCGGCATTCGTTCACGAGGAGTCGAGCGTCGTCGGGAAGAGGATCACCCGCGAGTCCCTCGAAAACGGTTTCGACACGATCATCGACGGCACCGGGAACGGCAGCGTCGAGAAGCTCCGCGCGAAGGTCGAGCCGTTCCGCGCCGCGGGCTACCGCGTGAAGGCCGACTACGTCACCGTCCCCACCGACGTCGCCGTCGAGCGCGCGCGCCTGCGCGGTATCCGAACCGGGCGAGTCGTTCCCGAGTCGTTCACCCGCGAGATTCACGCGGGCGTGTCGCGCACGTTCCCCGAGGCCGTCGAGGCCGGGCTCTTCGACGAGGTGAACCTCTACGACACGAACGTCCCGAAAGGCGGGAAGCCGAAGTTGATCTTCAGCCACAAAGACGGGGAGACAACGATTCACAACGACGAACTTTGGAGGGCCTTCCTCGCGAAGGCCGACGAGTAATTATGGCTTTTGGAATTGACGACGACATCGCGGCGCTAGTGGTCGCGGAAGAGACACTCGGAACAGGGCCGACGGCGGCAACCGCCGACGTTCCCGAAGCGTTCCGCCGCGCGATCCGTGAAGAGATCCGCGCGCTGATCGAGGGGGTGGACGACGCGATCGTCCAGGTCCCGACGGAGTTCCTCGGACCAGAGCTATAGTCCCCTCATGGGCCGATCACGCCATCCGAATTTGAAGAAGCGATACGCGCGCGAGAAGTTCCTCTTCGGCGGGTTCGAGGAGGACCCCGAAGATCACCCGCGTCGCGTGTACGATCCAGACTATCACCCCGACGACATCGTCGAATATTTCCGCGAGGCTTACGCGAAGGTCGCCGACCCGACCTACTTCGTTTCGGAACACCGGGCGCAATACATCGCGAAGCCGGTCCGCCCTCCGACTCAAGCCGCATGGGCAGCGAAGCACGGGATCGCGCGCGAGACCGTGTGGGCGTGGGGTCAGAAGTATCCCGAGTTCGGGGACGCGCTCGACGTCGCGAAGGCGTATCAGGAGGCGCTACTCGTCGAACTCGGGGCGATCGGCGCGCTCAACCCGGCCGTGACGAACTTCATTTTGAAGAACCTCCAGGGGTGGGCCGAGAAGGTCGAGGAGACCCACAAGGGGAACGTCGCCCTCGTGATCGACGATCAGGACGCCGAAGCGTGAGAGTCGTCGTTCCCCCGAACGAGGTCCGGCCGGACTTCATCAAGCCGCCCGGTCAACGGCGACAACTCGACCTCGCGAACCGCCATGTCCACACGCTCGCGTATGGCGGCGCGCGTTCGTCGAAGTCTACCGGCTTCGTGCGGAACATTTTCCTTCGCGCGATGAAGGCCCCGTCGAAACACCTCATGCTCCGCTACCGGTACAACCACGCCCACGTATCGCTCGGTTACGAGACGATCCCGTTCGTCTTGAGTCATTGCTTCCCCGGTGTGGATATCCGGCCCAACAAAGCAATGGGCTACTGGTCCGTCCCGACGGTGTGTGGGGGCGAGTCTACCGTGTGGCTCGGCGGGACCGACAACAAAGACCGGATGGACAAACTTCTCGGGTCGGAGTATTCGACGATCTTCCTCAATGAGTGTTCCGAGATCCCGTTCGACGTCGTCCCGCTTTTGCAAACGCGCCTCGCGGAAACGTCGAGGCTCAAGCTCCGAATGTATTACGACTGCAACCCGACCGGGAAGAAGCATTGGACATATCAACTCTTCTTCCGGAAGCTCTTCCCGGATCAAGAGCCTTGCGACTGGGATCTCGCCAACCTTCAGATGAACCCGGGCGACAATATCGCGAACCTCCCGGAGGACTTCCTCGACCGCCTGTCGAAACTCCCGAAGAGGCAATGCCAACGCTTCCTCGAAGGAATGTATTTGACGGACATCGAGGGCGCCCTTTGGACCGACCTCATGATCAACAAAGCACACGCGAACTACGACCGCGACGCGGAGCTACGCCGGACCGTGGTCGCGGTCGATCCGTCGGTGTCGAACAACCCCGGGTCGGACGAGTGCGGGATCATCGTCGCGTCGCAGCTCGCCGACAAAAAGCGCGCCGTCGTGCGGGCCGACCTCTCGAAGAAATGCTCGCCGAAGGTGTGGGCGCAACGGGTCGTCAACGCATATCACCACTACAACGCGAACGAAGTCGTC